GGAAAATCTATTATAATAAATCCCCAGGAATTATGATATGAACATCCATATAGGTATGCGTTACCATCAGATCGTGCTGCAGGTTTATAGTAATAACGACAACAATCTTTCCATTCAGTAGTATACTTTTTATGCTCAAAGTCAGTCGCATAATCTCCAACTTCTAACTGTAAGCCTGTAATTTCAAATGTTGCATCATTCGTTGTCCACCAAGTAGATGTCATGTCTGGGAGAGTAGCCGACCCACTATATGTAATCCAGCTATTTGTAGAAACACCACTAGCTGTATGATCAGTCCCAAGAAAAGGAACTATAATAAGACTTAACCCAAGACCATTATCATTATCAATTTGAAGATTAGAATTACCTGGTATAGTTGTTGTTATTTTTGTCCACGTGTCTGCACTTAAAGTTATTGGAAAATTATAATTATAAGCTGTTCCATCCCAAGTTCTAAAGTATCCGTAGAAAGTCTGTCCAACACTTGATTTTGCCCAAAAAGATACAGTGGCTTTACTTGAGCTAGAAGTATAATCCCAACCACTTGATACTATGTCTTGTGCTTCTAATGTATAATGTATATTTACAAAATCGGTTGCACCAGCACCACTTGTTTGGTTTCCATTTTGTATATGGAAAGAATGTCTAAATCCTTTCCCCCAGGGTCCAGTATCACTAGACGTTAAATCATGTTGTGATTGGGTAATTGCTTCGTCAGTACCTCCAAAATCATTCTGGATTCTATCAACAGTTTTATATCCAGTTGCAGTAGATGTAGTAGCACGTTGTGCAACATTCATTGCACCATTAATTATTAAATTTCTATTAGGTAAGTTAGTGAATTTACCTGTATCTGCCGTAATAGTAGATCCAGTTACTGCACATTTACCGTTGGAAGCAAGAGTTATTGCATCACTTGATGCACTTGTATGCCTGATTGCATCGACATTTATTTGACTCATAATATTCTTTTGGTTTCAGGGAACATTGCATGTAATATTGAATCAGGTGCAAAATTATCATCTATATGTTTTTGAGCTTCTGCTTTAGTTACAGTACGAGCTCCTCCATATAATTCCTTTTCTTGTGCCCATCTTTTTGCAGCTTTACTGTCATCTAAAACAATGACATTACAACCGACTTCTTCATATTCAAAAGTGTCCCTTCTTTTATCAATGAAATCTTTTCCTGAATTAGGACATATAACATAAATAGACATTATTCTGCTTCCTCCACTTGAATACTGCCAGAAGGTGCTAATTCTTCAACACTGTTTAAATATACAGCACCAGATACTTGATAACCACCTATAACTAGTCCATTACCTGTAGTTCCTGTATCTCCCAGATTATTATTCCTTGAAGTGCTTAGGTTATCAAAAGCTGACCAGCTAGTTCCATCATATTGTTCGCAAGAATTTGTATTAGTATTTGAATTTGGGTAACCTCCTGCACAAACAGCAGAAGTTTGAACTCCAATAGTTCCATTAGAATGTCTAGCAGTTCCTAATTGTCCTCCTTGACTCCATGAAGTACCATCATACTCATCAGAGTATCCATAATATCCACTAGCTAATGCACCTCCTACTTGAAGAGCTGCATTTACAGTTCCACAAGCAGCATGACTACTCCTAACTGATGACAAAGCTCCACCTGTTGACCATGATGAGCCATCCCATTCTTGTGTAGTAGTAATTCTTTCACTAGCAGTATCGTTATACCCACCAGCTACTAATGCGGCTGTAGTTGTACCGCAGCTTGCTAATAATCTTACTGTTGTACCTATATTACTTGAAGCTGACCATGAAGAACCATTCCATATTTCAGTTGCTGCAGTAACGGCACTTCCAGTATATCCAGCAAGCTTAAAAGCTGCTGATTGAGCACCTGTCATAGTACCCATAGAAGTTGTTGTACCAGGTGCTGTAATAGATGACCATGAGGAACCATCATATGTATCACCACCAGCTTGAGTACCAGAACCGTTGGTATTACCAGTTGTTATTGTTGCTGTACCAGTTCCAGCTCCAGCTTTACCATATCCTGAATCTGGATGATTAGCTCCATTGCTCCAAGTACCAACAAGACCTGCTGTATAGAAATGAAACTTCTTATCAGTATCATACCAAAAATCACCTGCACCTTTAGATGAATTAGCAGCACCAGTTAAAGTTAATTTAGAAAAGGAAGTAGGTTGAGTAACCCATCCGAAATTTTTTGATCCGTCAGTTTTCAAGTATTGACCTGCTGATCCATCAGCTACAGGTAGCACGAAAGCTACATGGGCATTACCTGTTGTAGTTGATGGACCTTTGAGAGATATACTCCCACCGCCTGAATCAGCGGCTATTTTTACTTCTGCCATTATGGTTTAGGATATTTATCTTTGGTTGCTTTAATTGCTTTCGCAAATTCGCCTGTGGCATCGACCTTGCCAGCGATTATGTCTTTATAGAGAAGATCAAATTGTTCTGATAATGCAGGATATTCTATTTTCCTCTCATTCTTATATGTTTGTTTTGTAAATTCTGCGTCAACTGCTGACTGATCTATAGATAATACATCTTGACCTTTAAAAACTGTAAGTGTCCCATCTTTATTAGATCTACATCCTGTAGCATCTGGGTATAATTGATAGACAATATCGTGTTTAGTTACTGCAGTTTCAATCATGCTGATACCTCCCATAAGTTAAGAGTACATACATCATAATTATTTGTTCCAACATGATAACCTGTACCACTACTTGAATAACCAACAATAAAAATTCTATATGTTAAAGCACTTGTTGAGTTTGGTGAGTGTAGATAAGACCATGCTCCAGGACCGCCATGAGTTGCAGACGCATAGAAAACATAATCATCGTCACCACCATCTGTTATAGCTAAATAATCAGCTTGACCATCTATTTTACATGCCATACTTACATAATCTGTACCATTACCTCTAACAACTCCTGTCCAATGAATTAAGACTTTATTACTTGTAGAGGACGGTGTTATTGTTGTTGCTAGTCCTGTATCTACTGCATTATTTATACCCCAACCAGTAGCGGAAGTTTGGTTATCAATTGATGTTGATTGTAATTGTAAAAGTTTACCACCTACACCTGATGCAAGTTTTCCTCCTGTTACATTTGCATCGAGTATCTTTGCAGTTGTTACCGCATTTGCTGCTAGAGCATCTGCGTCTATTGAGCCGTCAGGTACACCACCTACGGCTAATCCTCCGATAGTATTTGCACTACCATTTAAAACTAATGCCATTAGCTAATCACCCAACGTCCGTTTACAGTTACAGTGGCGTTTAAAGTTATAGGACCAACACTGTGCGCCCCTTTAGTAGATGCTATTGTATGATCATCACTAATAGTTAAGTTATTCTCCCACATTGCACCGTTTGCTGTAGCAGCTACTACATCAGCCCATTCAGGATCATTAGCACCTATCTTAAGATATTGACCTGCTGTTCCTTTAGCTAATCTTTGATCTCCAGATGCATCTCTAAAGAGTATGTCACCTCTAGTAGTTAAAGGTGTAGTATATTGAGCAGGTGAAGCCCATGTAAGACCACCTGTGTTACCTGATTGCTTCTGTAAATACTGACCATCAGATCCAGCATTACTAATTTGAATTCTAGCTTCATCTACAGCTTCATCAGCTATATGTTCTTGAGCTACGGCATCATCAGCAAGTTTAGTACCATCTATAGCATCTGCAGCAATCTTAGCAGTCGTAACTGCAAGGTTCTGTATCTTAGCTGTAGATACTGTGTTATCTCCTGGTGTAGGAATACTTACAGCAGAACCTATTTGTACTATAAATATACTAGAACCAACACCAGGTGCTGCACCAAATATAATAGTATTAGCATCTACAAGTGCAAAGCCTTCAGTAGGAGCACTTGTTCCAGTATTAGCTTTCTGTACAACACCATTTATACTAACTATAAGTTGTGCTGCATTAGTTACACTAGCTGCACTACCTGAATTACTACCTTCTCTTAAATCAAATGTTGTATTAGTAAGTGTAGGTGCTCCAGTTCCACCTGTAGGACATAAGAATAGATACTTAAATTGACCTGTAGATGTTACTTCTTTCCATGCTGATGTGGTGGTATCATACACCTTCATTTTATCAGCATTAGTATCATATACTAAATCACCTTCATGAAGACTAGAAGATGGTTCTCCTGCATGTACACGATATCTTTCATTAAAGTCATCAACTGCAGTTTTAGCAGAAGTAATATCAGCAGGTGCTAAAGTCTCTCTATGGAAAGTATATGTATGTAATGTAGAAGTTGTCTCAACTAATATACCTTTACCAGCTTCAATAGTATCGCTATTAGCCATACCATTAATAGTAACAGTATTACCTGTACCTGCGCCATTAGCTATTGTTGCTACACCACTACCATTAGAAGTAAGGTTACTAGCTAGTGCTTTTACACTGACAATAGTACCTGCATTATCTTCAGGATCTGGGTTAGTAGCAGGAAAACTTGTTTCATTAGCTATAGGTCTAAAACCACCTACATCTGTTACTAAGTCTACTATCCTTTCTTCGACAGCTTGAGCTGTAGGAAGCTGTACATCAGTAGGGTTGCTAATTGATGTGACGATGCTCTTCCCATCCAGCAAGTTAAGCTCAGAAAGAGTAGCGGTAAGAGCAGTACTGCCCGCCAAAATAGAAGCAGTACCTGCCTGCATACCAGCAAGCGTTGTGAGTTCAGCATCAGCTATATGTTCAGTTCCTATAGCATCATCAGCTATTTTAGCACTAGTAATTGCATCAGCTGCTATTTCAGAAGTACCAACAGTACCATTAGATGCTGCGGTTAATCTACCTTGAGCATCTACTGTAATATCAGCAGCAGTATAACTACCAGCAGTTACAGCTGTATTAGCTAGTTTATCTGCAGTTACTTGATCGTCAGCAATGTGAGCAGTGTCAATAGAACCGTCAACATAATGCTCAGAATTAATTGAATCATCAGCAATCTTAGTTCCATCTACAGCATCAGCTGCAAGTTTAGCTGTTGTAACTGATGTATTACCTAGAGCTGTAGTGTCTACAGACCCTGCTGCATAATGTTCAGTATCAATAGAATCGGCAACTAAGTGTTCTGAATCAATCGAATCGTCTGCTATCTTTGCTCCTGTTACAGCATCAGCATTAATCTTAGCTGTAGTTACTGCATTAGATGCTATATGAGCTGCATCTATAGATCCATCTACATAGTGTTCTGAGTTGATAGAATCATCTGCTATCTTAGCTCCTGTTACAGCATCTGCTGCTATATCAGCTGTAGCTATCGTACTATCAGCAATCATAGCTGAAGTTACAGTACCAGTGTCTCCAGTCGTTACTACTGTACCTGTTACGTTAGGTAAACTTATAGTTCTATCAGCTGTAGGATCAACTACAGTTAATCTAGTTTCATGATCATTAGCAGTAGCTCCTTCAAATATAATATCAGCATCCTCATCCATCGTGAGGTCTCCAACCATGGTACCACCAAGGTTACTTAAATATCTAGCACTAATCTCTTGTGTTGAATATAGGTTTTGTGTAAAGTTATCATTTAGATCTTCTGACTTAATAGCTGATCCTGCATAGAATGTAGCTGTAAGCGCATCATCACTCGTTTCTCTATATATTTTGATTTTGGTGCCATTAGCTGGCGCAGTATTAAATTGTAATGTCGTAGCAGTTGGAAGGGTGAAAGCTGTTGTTACCGTAGCATCAAGTTGAGCTTTTATGTCTGCCGACTTAAGATATGGAAATGTGAAGGAATAAGTGGTGGTAGACCCATTCCCAACGTATGAATTTTGTGTAACAGCCATAGTATGTTATTTAGCCATTTGTAGTAATTGTCTAGTTTCTAGTTCTTTCTTTTGTAATTCGGTGGCTCTTTGTACATTACCTTCTTTCATAGCTTCTTGAGCTAATTTCTGATGTAATATAATGTTAGCTATGTCAGGTCTATCATTAAGTAATCTTTGTTCTGCTGCCCATTGTGCATCTTTTACTATCTCATTGATCTTACTAATAACTGGTAACCAATCAGAATCTAACTTAATCTTGTCATTTTCTAAGTCAGAACCAGTAGCACGATGGAATCTTAATTGACCTATTTGTTTATTATAGGTTTTATTCTTCATTAAATTCTTAATCTTCTTAGACATATTCTGTTCTGCCATATACTGATGTATCAGTTTACGTTCAGCAGTACTATATTCATATGATCCAGAAGAATCTTTATTTAATTTATGAAGTCCATTCCATCCTGTTTGACGTAACCATATTCTCCAAGGTTCTTCTTTCTGGCTAACATTAATCTTAGTAACAGAATGAATTAGTTTAGCAAATGGATGGTGTATATCATCAATAGGATCACCTGTCCAAATATCAACTCTTTCATCTAATGCCATATTAGCTAAAGGAAGTTTATTTGCCATGTATTCCCAGATTTCACCTTGAATATCTTTCTGACTTGTAGATATTGCATCAGCTAATACTGCTAAAGCACTACTATTTGGTAAATAAGACCTAGCTGTATTAGCTATCAGTCTATTCCACTGTCCTAATTCTCCATTTATAGCAGCAATTAATGGTTCTATACTTTGTAAAGGAGTATCATTTAAGAAGTTAGCAGCTAGAGACCAAGTTAATTTATCAAACCAATTAGCTAACATAGGTTCTTCAATATCTGCAGCATAGTATGATAGATCTCCTATAGTAGATAGGACTTGTTCTACACCTGGTATACCATCATAAGGTAACCATTTACCAGCTATTTTTATTTCTTTAGGTGTATATCCCATCTGATCTCTTTCTTTCTTTCTACGATCTGGGTTGTAATGACCATTACCTCTGATATTACCATCCATAGCATACTGCCAAAGTGACTGGGCGAGTAAACCAGAGAATGCTATACGACCTATATACTCATTTCTTAGATTCTCAAATAAATGTCTTCCACCAACATCATTTAAACTTGCACCATGTTCAGCTAATGCAGCTGCTATTTCATCATCAGTTCTAGCCCAGATAGTTTTACCATATTTAGATTGCATTCCTGGTATTGAACTAAAACCAGTCCAAGATAAAGCATGTTTGAAATCATTTAGCTGTGTTCTTGGGAACATGAAAAGATGTCTACTAATGGGCACTGTTGTTGTAGCTTGATTAAGCCAAGAAGCTACCCTATCATCTAAGTTAAGTGTTATTTCACCAGAGATATTTTTTAATACTGAATCTTTAATTAAACCATTATCATCAAAGAAGTTTTTATAATGTTTCTTTTCAGCTACAAATATCTTTTTCCAATCAGCAAAACCAAATTCAGAGAAGATCTCATCATAAGCTCGTATTCTAGATAATTGATGTGCTATATGTGTCCATACAAATGCATCAGGTCCAGTAAGACCTGTCATTCCAAAGCGCATCCAAGGAGCTTTAGATAAATTCCTCAAAGCGATAACAAAATCAAGTAACATAAGTTTACCTTGATTACCTTCTGCTTCCCAAACTGATCTCATTTGCTCCATCAGATCCCACTTAGCAGTATCTGTTTTTTTAATTGCTAAGTCTTTTCTATATGCTTTAAGCATTAGTTCTGGATCTTTATGAGCTTTCTTCATAAGACTCCAGGCATCAGTAAGTGATCTTCTATTAGTTTCAAACATAGCACCATTATAATACATGGTTCTTCTGAATGAATCAAATCCATCTAATGGACCCCATAAAGCACTACCCATTATTTGAGTAATAGGTCTAAGAGTTAATTTAGAAGTTACATCTAATCCTGCTCTAAATGCAGATAAACCAGATAGTACATTATTAAATACTACAGAAAAAGCATTCCTAGCAAAGAGATTCATTTCTCTTGGATTAGGACTTACAAGCATTCCTCTAGGAGTTATCTGATCTCCAGCCCATCTCATTAATTTAGCAAAACTATCTACATCACCTTTAGTATAAGCAAAGGCATCCATTAAAGGACGCATAGCTAGTGGATTAGTTTTAGCTAATTGTTTAAGTTCTTTAGTTAATTTTAAATTAGCCCGATGTATTGTATTCTCTGCTTTTTTAAATTCACTAGTAAGTGTTTTAATAGTAGATTCAAAGTCTGCAGGAGGGATAGCATCTGCCCAATCTTTATTTTTTAACTGCCAACCAGAAATATATTTATTAAGAGCATACTCATCCATTAGAAATTGAAGCTTATCAATAACAAGATCCATACCTTTCTGATCATCCATGAAAGGTTTTAAATCTTGAACAGCTTCTGCTAATGTTGCAGCTTCTCTACCCATGGTATCCATTACCCTAGCAGAGTTCATTGCAATATCTCTACCTAAGAATCTATCAACTAGATCACGCATAGCAAATGCAGCACCTCTAGCTTGTTCTTCAGTAATATATTCTACTTTTAATTTACCACCAAGAAGTGTTTTAGTATCTTTATAATCTAAGAATATACCTCTTAGATCATCCATATTCTCTGCAGCTATGATACTTGTATAAACATCAAAAGCAAGTGCATCCATATTCTTTTTACTGAATCTGAATCCATTTACTAAAGCATCAAATCTACCTAAATCTCTTGCTTGTTCTGCTACACCCATAACAGCATCACGTGAAGTAGAGCCTACCATTAGACCCTTATTTCTCATAGATTCTGTTATAATAGGTGCTGGATCACCAGTTGCTTGACCTGCTTTAATAGCAGCAACATCTGCTTGGTTACGTGCTACATTACCTGGAGGTACAGCTGGTTTTGTATTATCTGCTACAGGGGTTACATCTGGATCATATTGATTTGGTTGTACATCTCCTCTAGCTATTTTACCTTTAGCAGCTTCATCTACTTCTCTAGCAGCAGAAACTTCTTGTTGTCTTAAAGCTTCTTCAAAACTATCTATACCACCCATTGAGTCTTTTAATGTTTCTAGCTCATCAATTAGTTGAGCTTCAACTTTTCTGGATAGTTTTTTAGTAGTTAAAGCATTATTAATTTCTTGTATACGGATAAGCTTATCTGGATCAGAAGCTCTTGATAGTTCTCTAGTTTTATATGCTGCAGCTGTATTATTTAAAGGTTGGAACCAAGATAAACCTTTAGCACCTTTACTGATTTCAATCCAAGCTCCTAATATTGTAGCAGCTCCAGAGAAAACAGTATTCTCTAGCATATTTTTATACTTCCTTACTTCAGGAGAATCACTATCTAAAGTTCTAGACCATTTAGGTAAAGGTAACCATCCCTTTGGACCAAAGACACCAGGGAATCCTTCTGCCATAGCTTGAGTGATAGTATTTTCATATCCTTCATCACTAAGACCTATAATAGCAGCATCTGTAACACCAAATGCACCAATAGCTGTAGCTACTTGTTGTACTCTAGGAGCATTAGCAAGACCCATTTTACCTAGCTGACCAGTAACAGCCCTTCCAGCCCATATAGAAGGTATTACAACTGACATTATATTCCTGAACTTCTGGATAGCAGGATCATCAAATTCTGTTTGTTTATCCCACCAGTTATCTATAGGTGCAGCACCAGGAAGATTACCAATAGCATCCATTCCAAAGTCTATTAGACCCATACCAGGAGCTGACATTGTTTGAAATACCTTACCCATATGCTGACCATATCCTCTTAATCCCCCTGCTGTTCCATACATTCCTCCAGATATTGCTTGTTCTTTTTCTTCTTCTATCTCACTTAATGGTTTATCATACCATTTTTGATAGTATCGTTCTTTCTTTAAGATACGATTAGGATCTTCATTAGGTAGATTCCACCACTCATTATACTCATTATCCATCTGTTCTTTTATATCCTTATTAGAAGGAGGTGGTGGAGGCTCAGAGTATTGAGTAGTTTGTTTTTCAGCTTGTTCTTGGGGTGTGATAGAAGGCAGCTGATCCTTCTCATCATGATAATGACTAGGCATAATATTTAAGAAGGATAAGGTACAAATTCATTGGTAGTATAGTCAAACCAATAATCAGTTAATAAAGTATTTAAAGCTTTTATAGCTTCACTAGGTTCACTAAATATAACATTACCATTTGGTAGTTCTTGATATTCGATACCAGTTTCAAGTTTAAAACCTTCTAATGCTGGATTAAACCCATGTACTGGAACTTCTCTTCTACCTCCCCACCATGTTCTTATATGTCTTTTCATAGGCATTTCACCTGTAGCATGGAAGTAGTCTGCATACTGACCTACTACAGCTTTTTCATAACTATTGAATTCTGTAGGTAATGTCCATCCTATATTCTCTGCTTTTCTAGCTGCTTCATCTGCTTGATTAGGTCTTACTATCTCCTGTATAAGACTGTTATCTAATTTCCAGTCTTTAGTTATGTCATCTTTCTTGTAATTAGGTAAATTAAAGAAAGCGTTCCAAACTTCTGCTTCTGATTTATTATATAGACGAGATAATAAAGTGATATTTGCATCACCAGGTACTGGGGTTCCATTGGCTAATGCTTTATAAGCTTGATCTATTTTATGTTCTGAAAGAATAGCACCATAACCATCTTCTGCTTTTTCTGCTTTCAAGGTTTCGGGATTATCTCTATTATTAGCTATTTCAGCATGAGTGGCTATGAATGTATCCCAATCATGACCGTTAGCAACAGCTTTCTCTCTTATATAATCTGGACTCATAATCGCTACACTATCTTCTGCATCTGTTGGTACTGATGGTAAAAAGTGTTCAAATATGATCATCCCTTTTTCATTTTCAGGCTGATTCCTTCTAAAAATACCTATACCTTGTGCTCCCAACTCTACTTGTTCATCAACTTTTGCAAGTGCTGCTTCATATCTAGAAGTTGGATCTTCTATTTTTGATAATTCTTCTGAATAATAATTATTCCAAACAGACTTTGCATAAGCAAATGCAGCTGAAGAAGATGATTCATGTATAGCAACACCTTCCATTTTAGATTTATTCAGTCTTGCAATAACTTCTTTCCCTTTTTTTATAGTAGAAGCAGCAATATCTGTACCATACCCTCTTATTTGTTGTGTAGTTTCTACTTTACCTAAAAGACCTTCCATGTCTATCTGTTGTTTTCTAGGTAATTGATTATAATATTCACTAAATGTTACCATATCACCTTCTTCTACTGCCTTTTCCATCCACATCTGTGTCATCCAAGGTGTTTCAGATTTAGGATTATAGACAGCATATTTCCATAGACCAAGTTTTTTATAGTGTTCGTTATGAGGATCACCTTGTATTATTCGGATTAGTTCTTTTCTATGTGACCAGTCATCTTTTTCACTAGCTACATCAAGATAGTCTTCTGCCTCTGGATTAGTTATCCTTACTAATAAAGCACTAGCAGCTTCAAATTGTTTACTATCAGCAGCTTCTATAGATCTCTCTTTTTGTTTCTTATATTTCTGTTCCCATACTTGATCATACTCTACTTCTTGATTCTTTCCATGTCTTTCTCGCCAAGTCTGTGTAATCTTTTTACCTGGGTCTGTTACCTCCATATCTGTAGTCCATTCTACATCATAATCTAAGGTTGCCAGGTCTATTGACATAGCGTCAAGTTGCTGTTTACTTGTCCAGTCTCGTGAAGCAGAAAGTACTTTATAAGTTAACAAATTAGCTGCTGCTAGATTAGAACCACCACGATCATTCATTCGCTGTGGTAATCCTCCATTCTCACCTCTACGTGTTTGAGAATCTATTGCTTCTACTAACGCATTATAACTAGCAGCTTTTACTTCTGGAAGAACGTCAGCACCTAGATTTGCTAAATGTTCCTGTATTTTCTTCTTAACTATATCTGCATCTCGTATAACTTCCCAATCAAGCTTCATTGTTATTCCTTGAGCATTACCTAGACTCGTAGCAAGCTGCATAGCGTCTTTGTAACCTTTTGTCCTATTACTTACACCAGCATCTGCAAGGATTCCTTTAACAAAATCTTTGTATCTTTGCTGGACATTAGTATGATCTAGATCAGGATGAAGTTCTTTTATTTTACCTTCTATAAATTTACTCTGATCTTTTAATCTCTGAGCAATAACTTTAGAATACTTAGTATGGAATAAAGAACCTGTCTTTCGAATTTCTGCAGCTACATCATGGTTATCTCTATTTTGATGACTATCACGTGTTCCTGTATTAGTTCTTTCTGCTTCAAATTTTTCTGATGCATCTATAAGTCCTGCAAGACCACCACTTTCATCTAATTCTGCTAATGCTTGATCACTAATTATATCATCAGCTAGATCTAAAGATGCTTGGGCTAAAGCACCAAAGTTCTTAGCCATTTTAGGTGTTAACCCTGCCCAATAATCAGCTTTTTTTCCATAGATCTTAGCTTGTTCTTTATAGCGGTTTACTTCAGTTTCTTTACGTTTTTTAACGTTTTGAACTTTAAGGTTATGTTTCTTATTTTCTAGGTCTTGTATTATGTTTCTATTCTTTTCTTCTGCTCTAAATGTATCACCAAGACTATCTTCATAGTCTCTATTATACTCTCTTTGGCGTGCCGAATTGAGTTTCAGAGCATCTGTAATAGTTTTAGATTGTTGTGCTATTGCACCAAGACCTAAGTCACCGAAATCTTTTGTATCAAAACGTCCCCCCTTAGAGTGACGTAATGATACTTTTCTTTGTCTTCCCATAGTTATCTATCACTTGCTAGATATGTATTTATTCCGCTAGCTACTGAACCAGCGATACCTGTTATAGTTGTACCCCATACCTGATTAGCAGCTGCTGAAGGAGAATGGTATACACCTTTAACAGGTCTAGGTCCGAAATCAAATTCACCAATTTCTCTAGGATATAAGAAGTCAGATACAGGTGTAGCTAATGGTTGTATTGGATCTGGTAATATACCAGGGTCTAACATTTTAGCTCCGTAAGCAGCTAAATCTGCTGATGTTTTATCATTTGCAATTTCTCTAAGTACTGAACGCATTTCAGATTGAGCACCAGTAAGAGATTTATTAAACAAATGGACTTGCGTACCGTAGTCTGCAAGTGTTGATTGTTTTCCTTTTGCTGCACTACGACCAGATGATCCTATTGAAGCCATCTGTCCTTTTGCTTGAAGCATCTCTATATAAGCAGTATTCTGATCATACTTATTTTCTGCAGATACTTCTTCATATTTTCTATATTCATCTTCCCTAGCACTTTGAGCTGCCATCTCATTAACTGAGATCTGCATATCATAGATTTCATTCGACTTACCATATTGTTGATCTAGAGATTGTTGTTCTCTATCTCGAATCATTAAGTCATAATTATATCTATTTAGATTACTAGCATCTTTCCATTCAGCTAATCTTTGTTCATTACCTGCTTGTATCTCTACAGACTTAGTTGCTTGTGCATGATCGGCATAGATCTTATCAATGCCCATATCATATAGCTCATTATCATATCTGAATTGAGCATCAGTAGCAGCATTTTGTGCATTAGCTTGCTGTCTTGCAGCAGAGGCTTGTTTATTACCACCGATGATACCAGAAACAATACTAACTGCAGGTGCAATGAGCCATTCTAATCCAAAGTTATTTTCTAAACCACTAGTAGCTAGTTCTTTATCTATAAATCTATTTCCTACACCTTTAGGACGCATTGCTTCTTCAGCTTCGGTAAATGGTGTACCGAATTCATTCATCATTTGATACATATTATAACCTCTTATAGAATCGTGGAGAGTAGTTACCTTCCCACATCATTGAATTTAACGAGGCAGGGAATGGTGAGTCATTGAATAATCTCACTTGAAAGTTTTCTGTTTTTTGATGGATAGGTAAGACAAATACTGATTGTTCTGATATAGCAATATCATTAGCTAAATAAGTATCTGCTATTTGTGTAGGTGATAAGTTATACCATTCATCTAGGTAGATAAGTATATCATCAGCACTATATATTATAACTCTAGCACCTGTTGTAACTGCAGCAGGAGCTCCAGTACCATCAATGAAAATAACATTTTTACCAGTTATTCTGAAATGAGTACCTTCTGTTTGAGTTTGATATAAGTTAGTACCGTTACCTGTTTCTTTTAATACTTTTATTTTAGTAACATCTGTTCTATCAAATGTCCATGCAAATGTAGTATCACCAGCACTAGCTGTAAAAGTTTGAGATGGTATAGAATTAAGTCTTATAGTTGTATCATTAACAAAAGTAAAAGCAGTAGATTCTATATTATTTATCTTTACTTTTACTTGATCTCTATCCACATAACTTAGATCATCATTAATAAATGGGAAATCAGTTGTAGTATAATCACCAGTATAAGTCTTCTTTCCTTGTCTTACACCAGTAGATTTAACTTTAAAACCCATAACTCCTGAAAGACCAACAGCAAATTTCATTCTAGATATTGTTAACCTGGCTGTAAAATCAGTCATGGTTTTTGCATCATCTAGTCTAAAGTAAGTCTTAGGTAAGGTTACATCTAAATCATATTTCCATCCTACAATAACATCATCCTCAACACCTGTTAAATCTTTACCTACAACTTTAAAATAAGGATCACCATCATTAGTTATTACAGTTGGTGTAGTAGTGAAACCAGATTCAATAAACTGACCTGTAGCTGTAGTACCTTTAATTACTATAACAGGTGTTAATGTAGAGATATTATCCCATGGTATGAAACATTTAGAGAAGTCATTAGTAGAATCATAATCTACTTTATTATTTCCTGCAACATTACTAGCTTCAGTATATAAATCCATACAAGGATTAATCTTTTGTCCTTGGTTATTAACAATGATAGCATCATCTGGACTTTGACTTAGACTTGCTTTACTTAATGTTACTTGTGTACCTTGTTTAGTTACTGCAAATAAATCGTCTTGATCAACAAATATTGTTTGTACGTTTCCTGGGAGTTGCCAATTAAACCACGCTTGTACTAGGCTCTTTTCTCCGTCACTATATGTACGATAGAAATATACCTTGTCAGAAGATTGACTTGACAGTGCGAGGAATTGATTCTGAGGGCTAGCAATGAACGTATCCACTGTAGCGGGTACCCACTCATTTACAATTCTTCCAACGTCTAATACTTCAGGGTTCTCATCTTGACCACGTGTGGCCATACCAAATATACGAGTGTAGCTAGGCGTTTTACTTATGAAATTTATATGTGTTCCTATATCTACAGGATTAATTTCTGTGTCTACTTCATAGTTAGAGAGTGCTCTGATCGTAGTCTTTGTTGGAGTCAAAACCATATCATCAGCTGACATGAGGAATTGCTGATTCTTACTAAAGAGTACTAGACCCTGTGTAGTAGGTATCACCGCATGTAGAGCTGCAGGTCGGATTGTTGAACAACTTAAATCGACTGGATCTGCATCTGTAATTGTTTGAGCAGATTCAAAATAGAAATTAAAACGTTTACCAGCTCTTCCCATGATTACATTATCTTCTGATAAGAATCCTAATCTATTATTATGGAAGAAGCTTTGCTGTATTTTATTACCTAGAAAACTAGGATGTTCGTTTGTTACATCATCTCCTACTAATCTATCAGCCCATGTAACTGCTTTAAATGTGAAAGCATTTGCACCAGTATTGACTAATTGATGAGGCATAGTAGAAGCTGTTAAGCCTGGAGACTTACTAGGATCTATAGTTTCAGGCCAAGATCCAGGTCCAGACGTACCATCAATAGCTGAAAATTTAACCCAATATGAATCTTCAGCTAATTTAGCAGTATTTGTAATTTTTATAGTATGACCATCAAAGGATTCAAGAGGTAAATCTTCTATACCATTTACTTCATCTTGAAAGACTCTTATAGAATCTCCTTGAGGACCACCTGTTGCACTGATAGCAATGGCTGTTGACTTAGATACCTGCAATGTAGATTTATATTTTGTTACAGTTATACCTGTTATACTTGCAGCATCTATTGAAGCTTTTATTTTTGTTAAAGCATCATCATAGGTATCATCACTATCTGTAGTAGTGTTAGTCGTAGTACCATCTATTATAACAGTATAAGTATTACTTATAGATGATCCGTTCAATACAAGTGTAGCTTGTTTCTTTGCTACAAATGTAGGATCAGCTTGTTTAGTTACTGTTATTAAATTGTTTGTAATTATAGATGTATCTTGTAAATTGAGTACATGATAATTCTCACGTGCTCCTGTTAAGTAATCATAATCTGAACTATTTTCAGTTACAGAACAAGCTGCACCTGTAGTAGCATTCCATATAGCTATAGTACCATGCGGACCACTGTTAGGTTTAGGTGTAATACATCCTATATATTTATTTGTAGCATCTCTATTGATATAAAACCAATAGGAGGAATCATATGTAGTACCAGAACCTAAGTTAGAAATCCATTTAAAGCCTGGTCTTTTAGTTAAACCAAACGTTGGGTCTGGATAACCATTAAGACACTCTCGGACTTGACCTGGAAGCTTCTTATCATCAGATTGTCTAGATACTCCACCTAAGTAATTGTCAATTCGTTGAGTTACAGCTGGCATTATCTTTGAAGTGCTTGGAAAGGTTGATAACTTTGATAGTAATTCTGTTGTCCTTGTGGGTGTCCAAAGAAAGTATACTGTCCTTGTTGTGTTTCATATTCTAAAGCTGTTGCTCTTGCATAAGCTTCTTGTTGTTGTAGCATTTGGTATTGATCTGCATTTCCTATAATCCGTTGGGATACAAGGGAAGCAGTTCTAGATACAATGAAATTCTGTATAGGTTCAGGTAGATCTACCCAGTCAAATTCCCATACAATATCACACTCTACTTCATCTCCTGATATTTCACTTAGATCATATGTGTGATGCTGTCTATCATATAGCTTACCATTACGTCTTACACAATCGAATTCTGCATTAGCAGAGTTCTCAGTAAGTTTAATTTGAAGCATATTAGCTGGTATTACTATTTCATTATCAGAATTTCTAGCTACTTTATAATGGTATTCTTTATTAAATGTCCAGCCTTCTGCCTGTATCTCTTTTGATACCTGTAATAACGTATCGTATGCAATCGCAACGTCAGGGTTGGTTGTGTCCAACGTGGTTACAGGTGCCTGACCACATGATGACAGTATCTGGTTTATGGCTGGTAATTCGGCAGTGGCATTAGTGGTTGGAAAAGGCATAATATTAATTAGTTAGGGTGGGGAGCCGAAACTCCCCGTATATATAAAGCTATTAAGAAGCGTTAGCTGGATATGTAGATCCAAATGCGGCTGGCTTAGTAGTTGTACCTGCGAATAGTTCAACGCAAGCAGCAGGGTTTAGGAAGTCGGCACCCATGGCGAGACGTCCGAGTATCACATCACCTTGGTAGATGACTGATACATCTCCTGAAGTTACTTGAACTTGAGGTCCAATTGCTTCAACAACACCTGCAGCTTCTTTCTGGAAGATTAGTCCACAGCTGTTAGCGAAGTTTGAAGCTTGTCCGTATTCATTGTTAACACCTGTAACAGAAGCACGGGCATCTTCAATTCCTACATCTACAAACGATCCAGTATTACCAGGATTGGTTGTATTAGTATCTACGGTATTATCATTACCAGATGATGGTATGTACTTAGTACCGTACTTACTTAGGAATGGTACATTCATTGATTTGAAGATCTTAATGCCTGCAATTTCAATGATTCCATTTCCTGACTGAAGAGCATCACCTTGCTCATCACGGTTAATTAGGTTGTTACCATTAACGTCTTTGATGAGAGCATAGTATTGCCTTGGATTCAGTACAGCAACACGACCATCACCACTAATTCCTTTCTCGTCTAATGCTGCAGCTGCATCATAGAATGCAGTCACAAGATTAGCTGAAACTAGAGAGTCGTTTGCATCTGAACCAGCTCCAACTTGGATCTGTGTTCCACCTGGTTCTACGAAGTTAGCCTTCGTGATAGGTGATGCAATACGAGCACCTTTAGAAATAGCTCTAAAGATTAAACGGTCATATTTTTCTGCGAGTGCGTAGCCGATCTTCTTTGAGATCTCACCACGTAACTCATAATGTGCAAGTGTTTCATCTAATTCATAGACGAAGGCACTTGATACTAGAAGATCATCTACTGTGATAGTCTTCTCTGCTACTGGAGGAGCACCGTCAGTGTTACCTAAGATAGCGTTTCCTGGAGTATGATACTCAGCTGTGGTGCGACCTGTGTAAATGAACTGTAATGACTTACCGTTCTTTAAGGTACGCTTCATAACTAGATCCCTTGCAATAGTATTGCGTTGGAATCCTTTGAACATCTCTCCACTAAACAGCTTCAGGTATAAAGCACGGGCATCGTTAGCAGCATTCAGTTGACCTGGCCTGGTGAGGCTGGTCGTTAAGTCTGAACTCTGATGAGCCATTGTTTAATGTAAAATAAAAGTTTATATAATTTCTTCAGCTGAAAATTTTTGCGCTATATTTAATCAAGTTGTGGTCTTTCCCACCGTCTAGACGGCTAAGGGTATCCGACGTATCGGGCCAAAGCCAATTAGTCAGAGGTCCGACACTGAGGTGCCTCTAACCAAGCCTTACCTTGTCTATGATAATTGACATGTAAGGTTTCTATCATTATAAAAAAGGATAGGAGTAAGTAAACCCCTATCCATAATTCATTAACTCGTGAGAGCTTCTTCCAAAGAATTGTAATCAATGTCATCATCAACTCCAGGTGGTTGTTGATCGCTAGGACTGGTATCTACATGCTCTTCAGGTTTATCGTGATGAGCATATGCATCTGCTGGTTCTTCAATGAGAGAGTAAGCAGATGGACCTGCTCTCATTTGCGAGGATTGATGTGCCATAATTAGAATCTAGAATTTGAATTTAGCGCCTATCTTTGTACCATAAGCTGTATCATTAACAGAATCTGTTAGGAAAGATACTTCACCGTAGATGTCAAGCTTCTCTGAAGCAGCAACGGATACTCCGCCTTTGCCTGAGAAATCTGTGTCACCATCGGCTCCATCAGGAGAACCGAATGCAGGACCACCTTGAATGTAATATCCAAGAGCACCTACCTCACCTTCATAACCAAGATGAAGATCAGTATTTCTACCTGTATAATTATTTCCTGTATAAGATGCGTTAGACTCAGCGTTGATATAGACGCCAGCCATTGCAGGAGTCGAAGCGAGAGTTGCCGCTAGGGCTAGTGCAATTTTTTTCATGTAAATAAATTAAATGTTTTTTGTGTAAGTTACACCACGATACTTAAGTCTTACTGACATAGTAATTCTCCAGTACCACAACCCCGTTCCATGCTGTGGTTTCATGCGTCCTAATAAAAGGATGAACGGACGTGGTGTTAGGCTACTGTGTTAGCCAAGTGTTTATAGTATATCTATAGGTGTCATTAATTGGAGCTGCTACTTCATGAGGATGTGTAAAGTATACAGGGAATGTAATTACATCTCCAGCTTCAAGTCTTAGATGTAAGTCTTGTTTAGGGAAATGAAATAACCCTCCCTCATAGTTACTGTTCAATGCCATAATCAAACTAACATTTCTTAGCTGATTAGTTGTTGGACATAGCGGACCATCCACATGTAATCTAGTAGCTCCATATATTTTTCTAAGTTGATATGTAACTGAACCAGATATTGTTATAAATTTATCTCGTTCTCTTAGTTTGTTTACAACTTTATCTACAATTTTAAATACCTTTTCATCTAGTGATTTGTATTTAGGATTATTTAATAGTAGATAATTAGCTTGTACATTATGTCCTTTACCATAGACTTCTTCTTGAGCTAGATCTTCATCCTTGTCATATGTATCTATTAGTAATTGACATAATGAAGGAGGTACAATTCTATGAAAAACTTTTACCTCCTCATGTGGGTGGGACGTAGACATTACGCTAAGTCAAGTGGAAAATTATGAGCGTTCCTTTCATGCATTACTTCCATACCTAGGTTAGCCCTGTTGAGCACATCAGCCCATGTCGGAACCACCCTGCCATTGGAATCAACAACTGATTGATTGAAGTTGAAACCGTTGAGATTAAAAGCCATGGTGCTGACTCCCATAGAGGTAAGCCATATGCAAATGACGGGGAAAACAGCAAGGAAAAAGTGAAGGCTGCGACTATTATTAAAGCTGGCGTATTGAAAGATAAGCCTACCAAAGTA